GCCCCTTTTACGCGGGGAGTGTCCAATGGGCACTTATAGCTTTACCCACTACATAACCACCTCGCTTCCTGAGTGGGGACTGGTGCAGAGGCTTGCGCCACGGAGGCATAAAACCTTGGTCTTTCAACCAAGTCGCCAACCGTAACTCATCATTCCAACCCGTGTTTTGCCAATATACAAACCGGCAATAGCGGAACTGGTATGTGCCCTGCTCAGACCTTGATACGACATCGTAGTTCACGTCGTACAGGCGCTGGAATCTCTGAAGGTCGAAACCCCCTTTAAAACCAGCGTCATCAGGGAAGTACGACGGTACAAGCTTAAGTTTCAGCTTAAACCGTCGAAATACCTCAAAGTACGTAGACCAAAAGCTATGGTAAATATACGACAACGGCCCGAAGTACGAGATGTACTTCTGTAATAGGCTATTGCCGATAATATATAACCACGGCTCTAGGGCGGACAACGAGGTACTGGTGGGCGCCTTCAAGTAGAAGGGCCGGACGTCGTATCCTGCGAGGTAATCTCCTCCACAGGACTCTCTGAACCTAAATGTAGGATCAACAAAGGACTTCTCCTTGTTGATAATGAACCCTACACTCTCACACGCCTCGACAAACAGTGAGGCGCAATAAGATGGCACAATGCAATCGTCCCCAAAAACGGACACGGTTTTTAGCTCATCCCATTCCGGGAAGAGCGACCGCGATCCGTCAAGGTAAAGACGAACAGCATGGCCTAAGGTCCAGAATACCAGAGTCTCCAGTGGGAACGTAGTTGCATTCCCCATGGTTGAAACCATATTGAGCTCAACTACCTGCGTGTTGTTTATGCAGGTAACGTCGCACCTTAGGTCCATGACCATGCGATACCATTGGGCGGGTAACAACCACCGTAGTATCTCCGTCGAAACACAGTCAGAGGCGCTAGACCAATCGATGGTGGCTTCATTGCCACTCAGACTGGCCAAACGTGCTCTTTCCTTATGCTCGTCGGGGAGATCAGGTAGATTAAGACCAACAGACGCGAAACGCTCAAACATCAGCTGCATCAGACCTTGCTGGAGATACATATTACCAGTAGGTTCCGGACAGCAAAAGCGCCGTATCTCGTTGTTCTTATCGACAGTAGTGGCTCGTGAACCCTCCACGACCGACAAATAGCCCCAACTTGGGGTTCCCCGCCGTTTGTCAACGGCGATCGTGAGACTTTCGTCCCAGTCTAAATAGTCGGACATAAGAGGTTTGACACGTTCAGTCACCGTCACAGGAAGACGCCATTTACGCTCAAGCGAAGTGTCCTTGTAGGGCACACCAACGCTAGAACCAGACGAGTGTTTAGCTCGGCAGAAAACATCTTCCAGACAACATGTGGGCCCCAGCACGAAATGCGCTAAAGCCCGCGCCCGAATAAAAATACTATCTACGGGCAAGGTATGCTGATTTATACGAGTGGGTTTGAGCTGATCGAAGTATTCGGTTAGTTCAGCATTCACCGCACCAATATGGGAGTTAACATCCAAGAACTTCTGGTATGTCCGCTCCTCAGCTGCCTTTTTGTCGTAGTCGGTTGCAAGGTATTTCTTCTGCAACTCATTAACCTGACGGTTGAGTGCGTACAGCACCGTGTCATCATTGAGGCAATACTCATGTTGCGCCTCTCTGAAATCACGAAATAACGCCTGGTGGATCTCTGTTGCGATCGCATCAGGGTGAAAGAGCTTCCTCTTTCCTTTCCGGCTTTGTTTCTTCATTTGGAGTTTCTCCTGGTAATGACGATATGGTACACTGGTTAAGGTCGAACAGACCCGTGCCAGATTCCTTTGTCAGCTCGCAATTTAACGCGTTTATGCGCCTTTGCAGTAGCAACCGTTGGTCCTCTGCCAAGATCGTGCCGTCATGAATAGATAACATCATGGCGATCATGACCGAAGCTAGGGATAAGATTGCATACCAAAGCATTACGAGAGACTCTGCTGTTTCCAAAAGGATTCCATATCCGATTGGATAAGCAGCTGGGCACCCAGCTCAATCAGTGCAGCCTTCTGCGCATCCGTTGTTTCAGGATCGCAGGAAAACTGAATCGTAACCGTATTAGTGGTCCGATTGCCGTTTGCAAGTTCCAATGGAACTACGGCCTTGATTGAAGAACGTTGCTGTGTGTACCCATTTGGAGCACCGTTATTTGCGACGGGGTCCTTTATGGAGAGTGACACGATGGTGGAGTCAATATAATCAGACCCATCATCGAGGATGAGCTTGCGCTCACCGCTCCCACTGGAACCCTTATCGATAAACGGTGTGGATGTACCGCCGGTACTAGAGGTTGTGCCACCTACAAGGATGACACTGCTTGCGATAGTCATAGTCTATCTCCTAGTTTGTACCATTCCCTTTAAGGGCCGATATAATAGCCCCGCAAGATCAAGTACTTTAGTGGCCGAATCAACAATACCTGACCAGTTTGGTTTCGGTACTGTGTCACGGATGGATGGTGCCCACGGGTACCGTCTATATTTGAAAAGACCTTCATAGACAGCGCCCGCAGAGGTGCTGATATTATAGTGGCCGGACTCCGTCGAAATACAACGGTAATTCCAGTCTTGCCAGTCTTTTAACCTGACAAAGCCACTCAATATCCTTACATTAGGATCCGCCATATTGATCACTCCCTGAGAAAAATGGGAGACGTCAATTACACGGTCAATCATAAAACTGAGAGGGACCACCTGCCAAAAAGTAGTAGGCAGATCCTTCATCCTAAAACCTAAGGTGAATCGCCAGTCTCTGATGGGATTTGTTACCTCATACAGAATACCGGCGTGACACTCGCGCTTAACCTGGAACTCCCAATCGAAATCGGAGGTCCCGGCGGTTTCCGTACCCGAATCCTCGTTGCTGTCTTGGGCAAATCCCCGACTAGACAGCCTCTTGGGTAAGGCGCGGTTACCAATGACGTAGGCTTCCAAAGCATCGCATATAGAACGATACAAGGGAGAAGCAGCAAACTGGTATTCAAGCCATAGGTTCGAGAGAGCATCAGCCCTCTTTTCCCATTTTAGGCTCCCAGTCAACAGCTTTTTCTTCCTACGCTCAAAGGCGCGTACTCCTTGGAGAATCCCCCCTAAAGGGTTTTTCAAGAAACGGAGAGTTTCTCTAATCTCCAAAGTGTCTTCACCAAAGGCGTATGGCGTTTGGTCGAGGTTAGCTACGGCCAGAAGTTTGGCCCTATGACCGAGATTACCCTCATCAGCAAGAGAGGGGTACTTACCGTTCATAGTAAAACCTGTTACAGCAGCACGCCGTTGTGTATTGGCGCCCCGCTGCTCCCAAGGAACATAACCGGGATAAGCAGGTTTAGGTGTAGCTTTCATCGAACCTGACTCCGCTTGGAGCCAGGTACGCTCATACGAGCACGGATGGTTGATAATTTCACCACGAGCGATACGCTTATGGTAATTTTCGGAGACAACATCGTCCATCGTCTCATAGTCATATTGCTGGTTAAATGTTTCGACCAGCGACCATGGGTCACCCTCGTATGCAAATTCGCAGTCGTGGGTTGTGAGAGGTTTTAACACCTTCTCGCGATGTCGAGGAAAGTCTGCCATATCAGCCACCTATGTAGTAAGGATACTAATTTAACGGTCACATCATAAGACCTTGCGGTCAAACTTAAAGGTATCTCACCTCTCTACCACATTACTGTGATAGTGTGCTCGTGGATGAGCATGCAGATCCGCAACGGATCGAACATACCCAGAGCGAAATGCTCTACATGCCCCTGCCAG